TACTTGAAGTTGATCCACTACCAACAGTCGCACTTGTGCCAATCGCAATCGCATCAGTAGCAGTTGTTGTAGCATCACCAACAATCGCACCATTACCTAACGCTATACTACTATTTGATCCAATACCAGTATTTGCTCCATTTCCAATTGCTATGGCATTTGTAGCAGTTCGGGTTGTAGTATCTTTTCCAATAGCAATACTTTGTATTCCTCCTATTCCTGTTATTGCTCCATCACCAATCGCAATACAAGACGTTCCACTATCATTTACTGTTGAACCTTCGCCTATTGCTACACTATTATTACTCCCACCACCAATTGCTGTATTTGCTCCTATTGCGGTTGATCTCAATGTACTAACGGTATTAGTTCCCACAGTTGAACTATCGCCAATTGCTATACTATTATGTGATCCAATACCTGTATTTGAATCTGTTCCCATACATATTACGTTAAGTCCTCTGGCAAGACTATTTTCACCTAATGCTATAGAATTAGAACTACTTGCACCAATAACTGCATTAGTACCAATCGCCATTGATGATTCTGAAAATCTATTAACTGTTGATCCAGAACCGATTGAGATTGAACTTGAAGCTTCGGGCGCACCAGTTCCATCTCCTCCTATAATAGTTGCAGTTTTTCCTATTGCGATGCCTTCTACACAATAATCTCCAATAGTTGCGTTATTACCAATTACGGTTGATGAAGGAGCAAATCTATTAATTACTGATGCAGAACCAATTGCGACTGAACTTGCAGATTCGGGCGCACCAGTTCCATCTCCTCCTGTAATAGTCGCACTAAGACTAACACTATTATCACAATTCTCACCAACAGCACCACCAATTGCGGTTGAATAATTACTCGTATTTGTTGTTGAGAATGCACCTAACGCTATTGAATATGTTCCTTGTACTACTGCTCCATTTGCGTTAGTTCCAATAGCAATTGCTCCAGTAGTTTGTCCCGAATTTGCTGCATAAAAACCGATTGCTATTGCTTGTTCTCCTTGATTAGATTCACCTGCATTAGAACCAATCCCTATTGATTGGATTCCTTGATTATTAAAACCCGCAGAAGATCCAATTGCTATTGATTCTTCACCTTGATTTGTTAAACCGCTTTCAACTCCAATTGCTATTGCGTATGTTCCTTGATTTGTTAAACCACTATCAGTTCCTAAATGTATCTTATCTTGATTTAATCTTAAATCACCGTTTATAACCGTATCTACTAAATTCTCTGTGCCTTGGGCGTTAGGGAATTTTAAGTATCTTAAATCTGCTTGTGCTGGCGTTAAACCGCCACCGCCCTCAGGTGAGGCAAAAACATTAGGATCAAAAATGGGTAAGTTTTCTGTTGGAGGATTATATGCTGACATTTATATATTATATTTAGAAATTAAAATAATAATAAAATCAAATACATAAACATTTTTAAAATAAATTATCTTCTTAATTATATATAATAATGCCAAAAAAAAATATGGGTGATGTACCTTCTGGTAAAATAGAAAATCTTTATGAAAAGATTCCAAAAGAATTATTAGATAAAGTAGAAAATCCCAACTATAATATACATAAACTTAAACTACCTTTTCGTATGTGTATTGTAGCACCATCGGGATCTGGTAAAACTAATTTTCTTGTAAATCTACTTTCAATGTTTAGCGTTGGAAAAGGCACATTTTCATCAATTGATATTATTACTAAAAACGCCGATGAACCATTATATAAGTGGATTAAAGGAAAAAGCGATCAAATTACAATAAAAGAAGGATTATCAAATACCCCTCCCTTGGATAAATTTGATAAAGAATTAAACCATTTGGTGGTATGGGACGATTTAGTTTTATCAAAAGATTTATCAATGGTTGAAAATTATTATATCAGAGCGCGAAAATTAAATACATCTGTTATATTTATCTCTCAATCATATTTTAAAATACCTAAAATTATTCGTAATAATTGTTCGTATATGGTTTTGTTAAAATTAAGTGGAAATAGAGAAGTGAATATGATAATGAGCGAATTTGGATTAGGGGTCACAAAAGAAGAATTATTACAATTATATGAATACGCGACAAAAGAGAAATTCTCTCCTTTGCTTATTGATTTAGAAGCGGATAAAGAAAGCAGATTTAGAAAAGGTGTCAATGAAATTATTGGTATTCCTTAATAATGTTTTTATATATGGGTATTCTATAAATGCCCGAACCCCTTTTAACTCCCGATGACGAAAGATTTGTTGTATTACCTGTTAAGTATAACGATTTATACAAAATGTATAAGGATGCAGTCGCTTGTTTCTGGGTCGCCGAAGAAGTTGATTTATCAAAGGATTTAGCAGACTGGGCGAAATTGTCTGTTGATGAAAAGTATTTTATTTCAATGATATTAGCATTCTTTGCCTGTATGGACGGATTAGTAAATGAAAATTTGGCGATCCGATTTTTCAGCGAAGTCCAGAATTCAGAGGCGAGATTATTCTACGGGTTTCAAATGGCGATTGAAGGCATTCATCAAGAAGTATATGCGACACTTATTGATACGTATATTTCCAACAAAGAAGAGAAGACAAAATTATTAAATGCGATTCAACATTTCCCTTGTGTTAAAAAAAAGGCGGATTGGGTAAAGGATCACATACAAAGTAGCGAATGTTTTGCAGAACGATTGGTCGCATTTATTTGTGTTGAAGGGATACATTTCAGTGGCGCATTCTGTGCGATCTATTGGTTTAGAACAAAGAATTTATTAAAAGGACTTTGTTTTTCCAATGAACTCATTAGCAGAGATGAAGCACTTCATACCGAATTTGCGATTGCCTTGTATAATAAATTAGAGAATAGACTTAGTCAGGAAAAGTTTCATTCCATCATCAGAGAAGCAGTTGAAATAGAAACAGAATTTATTTGTGAAGCATTACCTTGTCGTCTTATTGGTATGAATAGTGATCTAATGACAAAATATATTCAATTTGTTGCCGACCGAGTATGCTTACAATTAGGATACAATAAAATTTGGAATGTTTCTTGTCCTTTTGCTTATATGGAGGCGATCAGTTTAGAACGAAAATCTAATTTCTTTGAATGTCGGGTAAGTGAATATGCGTTGGCGACAAAAGACCAACCAGATGATTGTTTTGATTTTAATTCTTCGTTTTGATTATATAAGTATGGCGAACGAGATCGGTTTATGTTCTATGAAAATAGCGGGGCGAATATACCTATATTACTATTTCTTTTTATTTTTTCTTTACTTACTAAAAAAGAGAAAATAATAATAATAATAATAAATAAGTATAGATAGAAAAATCTGGAAAGAATTGGAAAGAGTGGAAAGAATTCTGCCCCAAAATAGAGAAAGTATCCTTAAAAGAGAATATAAGAAAAAGTTTATGAAAATCGGGCAGAATTCTTTCCAGAGCTTCCAAAAGTTTCCAAAGATAGAATTCATTAAAAAATATATAAGAATATATTAATTAATTAAAACGATTTAAAGAAAAACTTATATAAGTATATAATATATAGACAAAATGGAAAACCAAGATGAAATCATTTTAACGCCCGCTGAACGTATGTATCGCAATCACCTCAAAAATGTAAGAACATATCAACAAAAGAATCCTGAGAAGATGAAAGAGAAATGTAAAAGATATAATGAAAAGATTAAATTAGAGAACCCAGAGAAGTACCAAGAGACATTGAATAAGAAGAAAGAATATTATATTAATGTAAGAAAACCCCGAATGGAAGCATTAAGGGCGATAGTTATTTAGGAAAAAACGAATCATATATTTTTTATTAAGAATTTAGAATTTTTAATAAAAACATTTAGAAATATTTATACTTATATAATTAATTTAATCTTTTAATTAAAAAACTATTTAAAGAAATATCTTATATAAGTATATATAAGATGACAGAAATCAAAAACCCCCACCTTTCACTTACTTTAACACCCCAGACCAGTATTCTGGACGGAATCACCCTTTACGAACCCATAGACACAGCGGTTTTAGAAAAACTCATAAATAGCGACTTGTTAAAAAAAACTTTTAATAATCCTGTTTCAAAACAACTTTATACAACAGAAAAAACACACCTTACTAATTACCGATCCATTATTGAGAACGGGAAAGCAGTTGTAAAATATGAAAAAAATAAAAATAACCCATACGGAAGAAGCAATCCAAACGGCGCATTAGGATTATTTAGCATTAGAAGAGAAATCCGCCATACTTTGGCGAAAGAAGAATTTGAGGACGTAGATATTGACAATGCGCACCCATCATTCCAAACTCAAATATTAGAAGCAAACAATATAAAATGTGATTTATTAAAATCTTATATTTCCAATAGAGAAAAATGGTTAGACATTGTAAGGGATGCATATAAAATTAGCGATAGAGCAGATGTAAAAGAAAAGAAAGGATTATACAAGGATATTCCAAAGAACCTATTTATTAGAATACTTTACGGAGGAGGAATTTGGAAATGGAAAAAAGATTGGAATATTCCCGATTCATATAAAACACCACAACCCCTTTTGGATTTTATCAAAGAAGTTGATAGAATTAGTGGCGTAATTGTTGATGCGAATCCAGAATTAGTTTCTATTGTAAAAGCGATCAAGATACAACAAGGTAAAATTGATGAAGAAGGTTTTTATATTCAGAGCGAACAGGATAAAAAAGATAAAAAACAAAAAAGTAAATTCAATTTAAACGGTTCGGTTTGTTCTTTCTTTTTACAAGAAAAAGAGATATTAATTTTAGAACATATTTTCAAATATTGCGTAAGTAAAGAATATATTAAAGACAATATTGCAGTTCTTTGCGCCGATGGTATTATGATACAAAAGAAACTTTATAAACCAACACTTTTGAAAGAATTAGAAATATTAGTAAAGTTGAAAACGGGTTTTGAATTGAAATTTTCCAATAAAGCGATGGACGAAGATTACTTAGAAATATTAGATAAGCATTTGATATTTGATTTATATAATCCTACTTTCACAACGGGATTGTTAGCAAATTATTTTAAAACCATTTATTCAAACAAATATGTAAATGTAAATGGATGCTTATATAATTACAACGGCGTAATATGGAAAAAAGAAAATGATAAGAAGAATTCTAAATTACATAATTTTGTTGATACAACTTTTTACAAACACTTGGTAGATTATATTTCAATTCTTATTTCAAAGCAAAATAAAATTATTGGATCATTAGATGAAAAAAAGGAAGAAGATAAACCTAAATTAGTAGTTGAGATAGCAAAAATGATACAAATGTCTGAATTTCTAAAAAACGTAAATGGTTCTTTGAGAACACTTAAAAAGCGTAAAGAAATAGTTGATGATATAATTAATAAAATTTCTTGTTGTTATATTGAATTTGATACTGATCCGCATTTGTTAGCATTTGAAAATAAGATTTTTAATTTAAGAACAAATAAATGGATTGAACCAAAATATAATCAATATATTTCCATTTCAACAGGTTGGGATTGGTGCGATTATTCTCCTGCAGAGTTAAAAGTTGAGATGAACGAAATTTTAGATAGTATTTTGCCTATTAAAGCAGTAAGATTTTATTATTTAACCGCGCTTTCAACAGGGTTATTTGGACAGCAAATACAGAAAATCTTTGTAGCATCGGGAATTGGAGGTAATGGGAAAAGTGTTTTAAATGGTTTGATGATGTCTGCAGTTGGGGATTATGGTTATACTTTACCATCCAGTATTTTATTAGGAGCAATAAAAGATGGCGCGAATCCAGCAATAGCAAATATGAATAAGAAACGCTATTGTTTATCAAGCGAACCTAATGGAAAGAAAAAGATTTGTTCGGCGACATTAAAAGATATTACAGGAAATCCAAAGATCAACAGTAGAGGATTGTATAGCGATAATACGGACGTTCATTTATATTTATCTTTGTTTTTGGAATGTAATAAAATTCCAGATATAGATGAAGTTGGAGTTGGAGTTGAGAGAAGATTTGATGTTTTTGATTTTATTAGTAGATTTGTGGAAGAAAACAAATATGGAGAATTTACAGCAGAAGAAATTAAAAAACAACATATTTTTAAAAGTAATCCATACTATACAACACCTGAATTTAAAATAAAATATAGACAAGCATTGATTGAGATTTTATTGGAACATTTTAAGGTTTTTAGAGAGAACAATTATCAGTTTCCTGAAAAACCGCAAGAGTGCAAGGATAAAGCAAAAGATTATTTAGCAAATAGTGATGAAATGTATTCTTGGTTCTGTTCTTATTATGAAAAGTGCGATGAAAAAGAAAAACAAAAGTTTTACGTTAGCGATCTATTTGATATTTTCAAAAGTAGTGATTATTTTTTAAATATGACAAAGGAATCCAAAAGAAATTTCAACCAAACAAAATTTATATCAATGGTAAATGAAAATATATTTTTGAAAGCGATTATAAAAGAACCACAAACTCGTTGGGAAGGAGTTAAACAAACAAAGCAATATATTATAAATTACAAGCGAATAGAAGAGAAGAAAGAGGACGATGATGAAAACAAAATAAACCCCCTGGATATGTAAAAACAAGATCCAAATTTACTTTTATAAATATAGTATTATCTATACTTATAAAATTAATCATTACACCGAGTAAGTATAGAGTGGAAACTTTTGGAAACTTTTGGAAGGTCTGGAAAGAATTCTGCCCGATTTTGTGAAACTTTTTCTTATATCTCTCTTTAAGGAAACTTTCTCTATTTTGGGGCAGAATTCTTTCCACTCTTTCCAATTCTTTCCAATTTTTTGTATCTATACTTACTTTTGTCTCTTTCTCTCTTATCTATACTTATTATTATATATTCTCTCTTTTTTAGTAAGTAAAGAAAAAATAAAAGAAAATAGTAATATAGTATATGCGCCCCGCTGTTTCTTATATAAGTATGCCAAAACCGCCCTCCAATTAATTATATAGAAAAATAGTATAGTATTAATTTAGGAATTTTATTATCTAATACTAATATATAATGGATAGAACCGAAGATCAACTATTCCCATCAGGGAACATAATAGAAGAAATCAAACTACCAAGTGATGAAGAAGAAACTGATAAAGAAAAGGAAATAAGATTCTTCAAAGAAAAAGCACAAAAGACCAAAGTGATCGCATTAGACCATTTACGCAAACCTATTATGACTAACCCATCATTGTTATCCAAACGAGAAAAGGATAATATTTTAAAAATGATGCGTATCTGGATGGATAAACCCGATGACGAAGTCAATAGCGTATTCAATGAAATTATGCTTGATAAACTGGATGCGGATTATGATAAAATTCCAATTAATCCAATGAATATATTTTATGCTCCCGATCCTGAATTCCATAATAAATTACCTCCAATGGATATTGCAGGCAACATAATTCACTCAACAATATAAAATACTATAAGAAAATTCTTTTTTTTCAAAAATTTATATATCTGTATATTATATATAAATGTCAGGACAACCAAACATTTCACCAACGGATGCATCCAAGTTTAGAGAAGCGTATATGAGTAATCTCAATCTCCAAATCGCAATTGATGATAAGAACTTACAAGCAAATAAAGTCTATAATAGAACGGGACAATTACCAGTTCAACCGAGTGATTTTAGAACAATTGAAGAGAAACTCGCCGATGTATTAACATTGAGAACTGATGTAAGAATGCAGTTAGGCACTATTGCGGATGGCGCAACTGCCAATAGTATATCTCAACAACTATCCCCACCTGAATTAGTATTCTATTATCAACAATCGCCTCTTATCAACCAACTTATTAAGGAAAGATTTAGCAAAGGTGTGAATGCCGATATATTTATCGGATACTTACGTAAGTATATGGTAGATAGTGCAGCGAACAAAGGTGTCGCTTCTGGATTACAGCAAGTGTCGGGTAAAAATCTATTACTCAATGCTGAAAATATTGCGAGAATTCTTGCTACCGAACCAGATTATAATGGGTTATTGGATGCTTATATTGGAACTGGTATTAATATTAAACCTTATATTCAAGAAGCGATTAGTGTATTACCAAAACCCGATCTATTTATTCAAATTAATTCTATTGATGATGAAAATATTAAATTTATGCTATTGGAAGAAACCAATAACTATTTAAAGGATTTACCAACACAAGGTCAAATTGCATCAAAGATCAGAGAAGTAGAAAGATTGAAAAATAGTAGGGATCTTATTGATTTAAGAGCAGAAACCGAAAGAATAATTAGTTTAATAACGCCAAGTGAAGACACAAAAGTCCAAATGATGAATGTAATGATCGCGTTGGGCGGTACTGCACCTCCCGATCTAATGGCAACAACGGTTATTGGTGCGCCACCTGTTAAAGCAACATTGGTAATTGACGCGAACGATCTAATAATGGATATTAAAACATTTGACGATATATTAAAACTTAATAATGCTGAACGAAAAGAGGTGCTTGGTGTAATTAATAGTAAGTATCCTATTTTTGGTACTAAAAGAGCAATTCCTATTGATATAGGTAGATTCAAAAGTAAAGGTGGTAAAAGTCAAATAGAGTTTTTACAAGAATTAACACCCGCAAATCAAGAACTACTTATGAAAAAAGTTAAATTAATGAAGGATGAGATAAGCGTTATGCCATCAACTAAAATGGGTAGTGGTTTATCAATGTCTGGTTGTGGTGTAGTTGTAAAATCTAAACCCAAAAGATACGATACGATTACAAAAGATGATATTGATTATACTGCTGGCATTACTAAACCAGTGCGGTTTATTCCATTAGGTCGCTATGTTATTAACAGACATAGATTGAACGATAATGTTGTATCTGTAAAACGCCCCAGTGGTGCAGGGATCAATGAATTTCCATCTCAAAGAGTATCAAATCATCTTGGAAATGTATTAAGAAGTATTATAGGAAATGGTATTCCATCTTACGATGATTTAGAAGAATTGGACGATGAAGAGAAATCATATTTACATAAATTAGCAAAACAAAGTCAAATTATAGATAGAATAAGTATTCCAACACCAAAGAAAAGTGATGCAGATAAAGATCTCAATCGCTTTGAAATCTTAAAAGGGCAAATATTAAGCGGAAACGATAACAAAGAACTTATAAAAGAGTTTAAGATATTGCTAATGAAATTAGGAAACAATAAAATACTTCCAAAACCACAAGTGAGAGAAATGTTATTTGATTTAACAAGTATGGGTTTTTAAAAAATATATTCTAATAATATATAAATGAATAGTGGATATTTTCCTGTCGTATTAAATCCTGGCAAACCCAGACCTCAAATAAAAAGTGAAGAATTAAAACCCGACTTTTTCTTTGGTGGCAGTCAAGTCCCAAATGCTCTTGCTATTAGAAAAGGTGAATTTAGCGGATCGGGAATGATAAAACCTGATGTTGAATTTTCAACCAAAAGAGGTAATAAAGTGTTTCATAGTGATGGTAAGTTAGTGAAAATGTTTGGACGAGAAGCATTTAAGAAATCTGGAATTTATTAATTTTAGTATTTTAAAATCATTTTTTATCTACATAATAATATATAGATATGAGAACGATTGTATTGAACGCTTCTAATTTAGTCAATGACGGACAAAATAACAAAATGGTCTATTCCTTCCCAGGTTCAGTAGTATTTAAAGATAGTTATGTCGCACTATCGCAAGTGAATATGTATTACTCTTGGTATAATATTAGCGAAGTATTATCAAATAATGTTTTACAATATACTTGGCGGGTTGGTGCTACTACTACTACATACACAATCAATATTCCTGATGGATTATATGAAGTCTCTACATTGAATGAACTTCTCCAATATACTATGATCCAAAACGGTCATTATTTAATTAATAATTTTGCTGAGAATATTTATTACGCTGAATTCATTATTAATCCTGCAAGATATGCCGTCCAAATCAATACTTATTTATTTCCTACTTCTCTCCCTGCTACTTTTACTGCTCCTTCAAATTTTCCTGGATTCCCAACTCAAACCTTTAACCCAACAATTATTCAACCTCCAAGAATAAATGAAATATTAGGATACACCGCCAACTTTACAACAGATGCGAATACAAATAATGCTTATACTCCTCCATCAGGTCAAAATCTAATTTCCAAATTAGGAAACGGAACAATATCTTATATAAGTACTAATGCACCCAATATTCAACCCAACGCATCTATTTTAGTAAGTGTTAGTAATATTGATAATCAGTATGCGAATCCAACATCTATATTATATAGCATTGTTCCTAATGTTGGATTCGGTGAATTGATAAGCGAAAAACCACCTCAGTTTGCTTTTAATAAATTAATTGATGGAACATACAACCAGATCCGTATAGGTTTTTTAGGAACAAATCTGCAACCTATAAAAATAAACGATCCTAATATAACAATTCTTTTAGTATTTAAAGATAAAAACGAAGTTGTTTAAAATATTATCTAAATTAAATATATAATAAAAAAAATGAATACTGAATTGAACGAACAATATCTTAACAGATGTTATGATGATTTTCAAAAGGAACAGATGAAACTAATGAATGATTTTAAAAATGATGCTCTGGTTGAAGATAAAGATATTCAAAAACAAATAACTTTATTAAATACAATTACTATAAATATTTTAAGATTTAGAAATCTAATAAAACAAATCAAAGAAAAAAAAAATCGCTAATATATATATAGATGTTGAAGACAAGTAAAGTTTATATGCCACAATCGCGTTATATGGGTCTGACCCGACACTTGAAGGGTAATATTTCTGGCAGGGGAAGTTCTATTCTACTTGATGGTGGTATGGGAACTGGTAATAGTTATGAAAGTATTGATGAATATATTACCACAACTGGTAGAAATCCGTTGAAAGTTTCAGGAAATGGTTTAGGAAAAGATTTTACAGACAAACTTTCCAAACTCAATATAGGAAAACTACCTATTTCCAGAAAACCCAAAAATATTAATTTTAGTTTATAAATCTAAACAGAATATAATATTTAGAAATTCATTTTAGGAATTCTTTTTAGGGATTATTTGAATATAATGATTATTCAAATAATTTTTTTATCTAACTAAATATATATAATGTCTTGCGATAAACTTGTTTTTGACCTCTCTCAGGAAGTGGAAGGAAGTCCATCAGTGTTCGTTAAAAAGGATTGGTTGAATATTTTAGACAATCAAAATGGTTCTTACTCATCTAATCAGTCAGTTATTGATACATCTCAGCTCACCAACAGCAACAGATACCTTTCATACCGCGAAGGATACCTCGCTGTTCCAATGCTTTTAACATTAGCAACAACTACTCTTGCTACATCTGAGAATTTTTTGCCTGCAAATACCAGAAACAGTGCCGATTACGCTGTTGGTCTTAAAAATTGGTTCGGTCAAATCGTCCATAGTTTAACGTTAGATTACAACTCAACTACGATCATACAGCAAACACCGTACTGTAATATGTGGAATTCATTTAAACTGATGACATCGCTCAGTTGGGGTGATATAACTTCACAAGGCGCATCCATCGGTTTTTACCCCGATGATCCGCTAACATTTTCTTTTGAAGCTGCAGCATCATTAAGCGGGCAGGGAACTTGTAATAACTCCAATTTACTTATTGCTTCACCTGTTGTGAATAATGGTTTTAATAGATTTAAATCTACCCAAGGAAACACTGGATTCCTAATGAGATCTCAATACATCAACTTTGATAGTGCTGGTGATAGTGGATCTGGAACTTATAATGATTTACTTACTAATACCGCTTGCACCAACATTTGGAAATCATTCATATCCAGTAAAGTTAATGGTGTTAATACTACCACCCAGGGACAATTCCAAGTTTCTATTATGGCGATTATTTACCTCAAACATCTTCATTCATTTTTCAACAGCGTTCCTCTTATCAAGGGTGCTTTTATGAAAGCAACTCTGAACCTTAATAACACCTCGGTCGCATTTACTTCTGCAGCGACAACTGGTGCTATTACTATTAACAGTGTTTCTAACGCGGTTGGTGGTGTTTGTCCTCTGATGATTGCTTCTGCTGCTACAGGAAATGGTGGAGAAACTCTATCTGTTAGTACTATTATTAACGATACCGCCACATCTTACATAGCGAATCTTTCGGTTGGTGCAGTTTGTCTTGATCCTACTCTTTCCACTTTTGTCGGTCAAGGACAACTTTCTCGTTCCATTTACCTATACGTTCCTGCTTATGTATTTAACCCCGTTTTTGAAAGCGCATACCTTTCCAGTCCTATCAAACAAATTAAATATACCGATATTTACCAGTACCAAATTACCAATATTCAATCCAACGGACAAATCAACCAGCTCATTACCAACGGTATCGCAAATGTTAAATCTATTCTTTTACTTGCTTTCTATTCTCCTATTGCGGGATCGGGTAATACTGGTCTCCCAACTGGTCTCCCTGTATTCCAAAGTCCTTTTGATACCGCTGGTTGTGGATCTCAATCCCCAATGGTTCAACTATCAAATTTCAACATTGTTGTATCAGGACAGAATATGATTTACAATACCCAGCAAAGAGCATACGAACAATTCCAGAACCAATTTTACGGAACAAACGCCGTAAATGGTGGTATGACTGATGGTCTCACATCTGGATTGATTGATAGACTTGGTTTTGATATGATTTATGGTTCTTACTATGTGGATATTTCCCGAATGCTTCCCGTAGAAGAGTCCGTTCCTAAATCAATCCAAGTGGTTGGAACTAACCAAAGCGCCAAAGTCATTGATCTTTATGTGTTTGTTGAATACGGTGTTGATATTTCTATTGATGCTCTTACGGGTGTTAGAGTTTAAATTATCAAAAATATATAAAAAATAAAACTTACAAAAATATTATAATTTCATTTTACAAATTATAATATTACCAAAGTATGTTGTCTGCGTAATAAGATGCAGAACCCAACACATTTCTATTTTTATTATGACGGATTTTGTATAATCTTCTTCTGTTGTCGGCATATTCTTTACCATTTTCCAACATATATGTTGGATAGTCTTTATAATTTTTGTCTCCAATACTTAATATGTATTGATTATTCATATCAAAGACATCAATCTTTTTATTACGTTTTGTAGATGGTTCTATTTTGACACCCAGTTTTTTCGCTTGTTTCTTTGAATAAGGTTTAATATCATATAGATCATCTGCAGGTTTAAAAGGTGGTAAATTCTTTTTTCCTTTTATTTTTTGTTTCAGTAATATTTGTTGTAATAAATTTTCATAATCTATTTCATCAGGGATTAACGGAGTTTCTTTATTTACTCTTTTGGTTGGTCTATATACAGGATATTCCATATTACCTACATCTTTCCAGTCCTCATTGAACCATCTTTGTAAAGTTTTAGGTTGATTATCATCTGTATAAGTTCCACCCATTTCTTTATATTTTTTAACTATAAACCCCGATTTATAAGCGGACGGTTTTGAGTATTTTTCATCTGCAATTTCTTTTGCTTTTTTATATATGTCAGGATTATCTATGATAGGCATACTTTATATAATATTAGAATTTTATATTTGTGATATTTATATTTATTCTTTTACTGTTCTCTCTCATTCTATAATCATAGAGAACACATTCTAAATAATATATAAAATATTTAGGGCATTATATTTAGTTAAGCAAAATCCATTATTTTTATCTCATATAAGTATATAATGAAAGTTGTTGAAATTGGTGTATCCCCAAAGCAAATGTCAAAGTTGAGAAACGGACACAATGTCAGAGTTAAACGAGCAATGGAAGGTCAAGGTATTTGTATGATCGTAAATCCCTCCAAATATGATATTATTACAAGAGCATTTTCAAGAGGGAAAGGTGTTGAAGTATCTTTATCACCAGAAGAAATTATGACTAATCTTAATGCGTCTCCACAAATGGAAGGTAGAGGTGTATTCGGTAAGAAAGTGGATAAATTTGTTGAAAAGAAAATTGGAACAAAAGCGAAAGACAAACTCTATACCGCAAGTAAAGCGTTGAAACCAGTTATATCCAAAGGTATAGATCTCGCTGCAGCATATGCTCCTGAATTAGGTGCGAGTGCTTTAAGTGGTTTAGCATTGATGGCAGGACAACCCGAATTAGTTCCTATTGCTTCCCAAATTGGGTCAAAATTAGGAGCAAAGGCGGGACAAAAAGGATCTGTATTAGCAAAAGATTATCTTAATAATCCAGGCGAATATCAGGATAAGGTTAATAAGAGAGGATCGTCAAAAATGAAACCAACACCAATGGTATCTTCTAATATGGTTGAGGAACTCAATGATAGTCAAGGAACAAATATGGGTTATATGGAACGCGCTGGATTAGCAAGTGCGAACGCAAATAAACAAAGAGCAATGATGTTGAGAGATATTCAAGAAGCAAAATTCCGTCAAATGTACCCTAATTCCAATATTAGTGAAGCAGAAATTGATAAAGTATTTGATGTTTATCCTTCTGGTAATGGTTTGTATGCTGGTAAAGGTTTATACGCTTCTCAATCTGGAAGAGGTATGATGCCGTTATCTCATATGGGTAAAATGGGAATGATGCCTAATCGTAATATGAAGAATTTAGTTGAAGGAAGAGGTATAGCAAAATTACCGCAAGCAATGACATCTCAACCTTACGATGCTAACTTCCAGTTTAGACATACTTTACCTCCTGCTTATCAAATGGTTGGTAAAGGACTTTATGCTTAAAAAAATAATAAAATAAATATGTAAATTAATTTTCTAATCATATTATATAAATGAGTTTAACAGATATTCAATTAAAGATTTTAGCAAAGTCAATGGATTTTCCGCTCGCTGGTGTCTTCTTTAAAGATGAACTACCATCCAAATTAGAATTCAATAAGGCGTATATAATTAATATAGAAGATGCAGAAGATGAAGAAGGAAATGGAAATGGCGGAACTCATTGGACTTGTTTCCAAATTAATAAGTATCCTAATGATAAAACAGAAGGAATTTATTTTGATCCTTATGGAGTTGGAATGCCACAAGACATTTCCAATGCTATTTTTAAAGCAATCAAAAAGAAAATACCACATACCACAAAGGATATCCAATCTATAATGAATAATGCTTGTGGTTATTACGTTAGTGCCTTTTTACATTTCATTAATTCATCGCAATATAGAAGTAAAGATTTATATACAGATGTTAGCATTTTTTTGGATATGTTTGATGATCTTAACAAATCGGTTGATTTTAAAAAGAATGAATACATCTTAAAACACTTTTTTAGATCAAAGAATATTGATGATAGAGTTCCAGTTGATATTGATATGATTGTTGAAGCGGATACTTCGCGAGTTGATTTAATGAAACTACCCGCTGATGTAAAAATGGTATAACCATAAATGATTTAAAATATTATAATAATAAAAATTATTTTTATAATATCGTAAAGTATCGTATTGTCTTTAAGTATCTTTCTTTACGTATGTGGTAAGCATAGAACTACTACTGCCCATCTCTTCCATAGTATCAGCAATATCCTTTTTCTGTGCGATTGTGGTAGCATATTTTTCAGTTAAAAATGAATGTCTCAAACTATTCACTCCCACCTTTTTTCCATCAAAAATTCTATTGAGACGTTGATTAAGTTTAACAGATGAAAGTTTATTCATATTCGCATCAAACAAGAGATAATCAGTAGGATTAATTACGATCCATTTTTTAATAATATTTTTCAATTGAACTGGAATATCAATCTCTTGTTTCCCATATGTTTTTGCAGTCTTATAACTATTGAATACCATCTTATTCTTATCCATATAATTATCAGTATCCATATTAATATTTTTAATTTTAAAATCAACAAAATCTTTACTTCTTCGCGGTTTGATAAAAATAGAACCAAGAACACACATAATAATATAATTTTGAATCTGTTGTAGATCACTTGTGGTAATGTTTTTCTTTTTCATAATTAAATCGGCATTCTGTTTTAGGTCATCATACACTTGCTTAATTTCACTGGTCTCAACCCAAGATGCTTCTTGTGCAGGTGTTTTCTCTTGTTTAGAAATATCCTTATTATAATCCCGAACATCATCTGCCATTAGATCTCTATAAGGTTTCTTATCGGTAATTATTACTAAACTACTTAATATTGTCTTTCTTTTATTAGGTGGGACATCTTTAAGAAATTTTAATACTGGATCAGTATTTTCAAATTTACTTAAATCTACTTCACCTTCCCCAAAAACTCTGATATATAGATTTTTAAGAATACTTGAATAAGTTGTTAAAGATGATTTAGATAAAGTTGGACGTTTTGTTGAAATATACTCCTTAATTTTTTCCATTATATAATTAAGATTAGATATTATTTTTTTAGTTTTATATAATTATAAATATTAAGTTTAGATTTATTATTTTTTTATATTACTTATATATATAAGAGAAAATGGAAAATCCTACATTTAGAAGTTTTAAAAACGATTTACAGTATGGTTTAGAAAAAGAGTTAGAAGTCATTGATATTCTTAAACTGAATTTTGAAGATGAGAGAAATATAAGAACTACCAAAGATATTTATGGAGACGATTATTATATTTATGATTTTGAAGCAGAATCAGGAACAGCATTTGAACTTAAAAGCAGACGAGTAAGAAAATTTCAATATCCATCAACCATCGTACCAGTTAGTAAGATCAGAGAGACAGATAAGAAACAAATATTTATTTTTAATTTTACTGATGCTTGTTGTTCCATAGAATATAATAAAGAATTATGGGACAAGTTTGAAGTTAAAAATGTATCCACACAAAGATTCGGGAAATTAGATTTACCTAAACCACACTTTCATATCCCGATTAAACACTTGAAAGATTTAGTAAAGATTAGATAACTTATATATAGATAAGTATTATATGAAAATTAATACTTTAAACAGAATATTATATACTTTAAATGATTTTTAAGATATATAATGAAATAATATAATATAATGATAGATATATGTTAATAAAATTAATTTTATTAACATTTATAATCAATTAATGATGTTTTATTTAATAGTTTATCTTAATTATTAAATAAATGTCTCTCAATCTTAATTATTATCTAATAATAATCATAAATTCATTCCAATCTTAATTATTATATTCTGCTATGGAGTATAGTTCATAATTAACAACTCTTTTCTTAACATAGATTGTGTTTCATCTGTTTTATCCACCCAAAAATTTCGCACATCAACCTTTCTAATAATAAAGTTTTTGAATAACTTACGAATATATGGTGAATCGTTTATAGACATCAAAAAAGAACCTTTGATTTTCTCTAACACATTTAACAAACGATCAAAATCAAACTCGCTTGATTCAGCGTATCCAAAAGATTTAGATGTGTTTTCATAAGGAGGATCAATAAAGAAAAAGGTATCATTTGAATCATATTTTTTTACAACCTTTTCATAATCTAAATTAGTAATTATTGTTCCTTTCAGTTTCTCTTTCCATTCTGGTAATGGTTTTAACCAGTTCCTTATATTTATACTTCTATAAATTCCTGCTTCTCTGATTACTGGTTTGCTTCTAAATCCAGAAGATACTTTAATCTTATAGTGCGCAATTTTATCCTGTATTCTATCTCCAATCGGTTTTGAAAAAAATCTTTTTGCAGTTGATATAGTATTAGGATTAGGATAACTATTTATATCCAATGGCGCTTGTTTTATTAGGTTGAATGAATTCGCAGTTTCCTTATCAAGATCATTTAATATATTCTTTTCTGCTTTGTCTTTATTGAAAAATATAGAACCAGATCCTGCAAACAATTCAACGTATATTTTATGTGATGGAATAAGTGGAATAATTTTATCTTTAAGTGGAAATTTATTTCCTTGGCGATTAAATGGTGCTTTTAAACTATCACCATCATCATAACCTTCACCATTAATAGTTTTTTGGTCTGGCGGAACTATTGATAAACCGCCATCTATTTTTTTCTCATTTGAGATGCAATTGTCATTGCTTCTTTATATGAAACACCTTGGTCTTTTTGAACTTTCTTTACCATATCAATCCAAGCATTGGGTTTTTTCATACCACAACCAACCGCCGTCCCGACCATTTTGCCCGCGCTTTTCATTACTCCATCAGTTAAAAATGCAGGTAGATCGGTTGAAACTTTCTTTTTTAATTCTTTCTTAATTCCAGAACCACACATAGGACAACAATTCGTCATTATATTATTAGTAGATATATTTTTTTTGTAATTATTTCTTTTATGTTTTTGACAGCACCATTACCTTTAATCATTGAATTTTTCTTATCCTTTCTATTTTGTCTTTCTTCTGCTATTATGCTAATTCCCTTTTTCTTATAATCCTTTTTCTTATTTATAAGATCTATTTCTTTTTCTATCTTTTCGTCATCAGTTAAATTTAAATAGTTAGAACCAGTTCTTATACTATCCAATAAGTCTAAATTACGTTTTTTTAAAAACCTAAATCTTTCATCTTTAAAAACGGGGATTGTTTTATTTGGATTATTCTTAATTTGGTTCATTTCATTTTGAATAGTAATTCTTTCTTTTTCAGCGTTTGAAACACCATCGGTATATATTTTTGTCAATGTGTTTATTCTTTTCTGTATAATTCTATTTGTTTCATCTGGCGATGATTTCTTATTTTTTACAGGTATAGTTATTTCATCAGCAATAGGATTTTCTATATCTATGGGAATTATTTTACTGCTTGTACCGCCTTTACCTTTCATATTAGTGCCACTGCCAGCATATTTTCCTTCTTTAATTGTTTCAAGTCTTTCCGTCGGCACAAGACTTGATAACTCTTCAATTGTATTTTTTAATATTTTTATCCTTCCTACTATCGCATCTAAATCCGCGCGGTTCTTATTATTTGGATTACTTTTTTGTTTCTTTTGCGCTGGTAGTAATTCCTCCTGATAAATTTTATTTATCTCTTTCTTGATCCTGTTTATACTTGGGGATACTTTCAATAGATTTAATTCTTCCATAAATTTTGGATCTATATCTTCTTTAACTGCTTTGCTTGGCGCTCCACCTTTTCCTTTCATTTTTTTATTATTAATACCGCCACCAGATATTATTGCGTTTGCTTTTGCACCTATATTTGTTAGCGTATTTGATAGTTTTCTTAAATAAGGTAATCCTTCAAATAGTTCTTTTGTATTTTGTTTAATAAATGAAATATCATCACCGCTTCCTATATTATTAGATTTTAAAACAGCGACTAACCAATCCTGACAATTATTATCTTTTGCCGAATATCCAAGAAATTTTGATCGTCCCATTTCTCTCTCGGTATTTGTCATCATAGTATTAAGAGTAAGACCTGTTTTTGAAAATCCACTTCCTGCTGTCTCACTATTTCCCATATCTGCTTCAAAATCTTCTAACGAATAATCAACATCATCATTATCAAATAATTCTCTCAATTCACTCTCATATCTTTCTTGTTCTGCAATTATTTCTCTCCGCTCTCGGGCAGCCTCCGCTGTATGTAATGCCAATATTTGCCTCTTTATTCTTTCTCGTTCTCTTCTTTGTTTCATTAATTCTTGTATTTGCTTATCTGATTTTTTATCATTAACACCTTGTCCTTCCATATTTCTTCTTTCTAATTCTTCTTCTATACGTCGTAGTGTTGCTGTTAATTCATTAAGTCGTATCTGTAATTGACGTTGTTCTTCTTCTAATCTTCGGCGTTGTTCTCTTGCTTCTCTTGCTTGTATTCCTTCTTGTGCCTTCCGTAATGATAATGCTTGTCTCGCAATTCTTTCTCGTTCTTGTCTTTGTTTTACTGTTTCTTTTATTTGCTTATCTAATTTTTTATCAATTAATAGATAATCTGTATCAGTAATTCCTGCTCCCGATGGTGATGGTGGCGGTGGTGGTGGTTGATTTCTTGCTTGTCTTCTTGCTCGTATATTTTCTTGTGTTGCTGCATAATTATTTATCATTCGTTGTTGTATTTGTCTTTGTCTTTCTCTCTCTTGTTCTCTTATTGCTCTTTATATTGCCTGTCTTTCTATTTCTTCTTCTCTTTCTATTATTTCTTCTGGCGTCATTGTCGCCATTAACATTGGTTTTTTCATTGATTTTATAATTGCGGACTTATCTGGTTTCATTACTCCACTACCCGAAATAGTTCTGGTTTCAGTATGAGGTCTTGATGCAGCATTTACTTTCATATTTATTCTTTCATTTTTTTCAATTTGTATTTTTTTTCCACTTACTAATCCAACTTCTAAAAATAAATGAAATAATGTATCAAAATCATTTTGTTCCATTTTCTTTCCAAATTCCCCACCACTAAATAAGGATAACGCTCCTGTTAATACTTTTGGGACTGGTGTTCTCATTAGTGTTAATGATTTTATTGGTTCATTCCCATATTTATTTAGAATTTCTTTAACGGATCGGGGTAAATCAGTCGCACCATAAATTACTTCTTTTGTGGTAGTTTCTATTCTTTTATTGGTATCACCAATCTTTTCTTTTGTTGTTTTGACTATATTTCCAATTTTTTTCATAATACTTCCGCCTGTTGTTGATGCAAGTTTTTCTTGTTTCTTTTTATCATATCTTGCTTTATCTTGTTCTGCTTTTGCTTTCTTTGCTTCTTCTTGCGATTTATATTTACTCGGTCTCCCTTTCTTTAAACCGTTTCCACAACTACTATTCTTATTTATTCTTCCTCCTGCAATGATTTCGTATTGCTGTATTTGCTCCCTTAATTCAAGTACTTCCATCAACAATCTATTAAAACTTGGTAAGAGTTCAAGGTAATTCTCTTCATCAGCGATACTTTGAATGAGGTCTTGTAAAATCTCTTGTGCCTCGTCTATCTGTCTTAATCTATCCTCTGGTGAAGCATCAGAACTTCTTATATCTTGTATCCGATCTGGAAGCGTATATATAAGTTCTTCGGCGAGAACTCCAAGGTTCTCATCTTCTCTACCCATATTTTCTCGTTCTTGTCGTTCCATTTGTCGTTCTTCTCCTCGTATATATCTCGCCAACGCGTATAACTCTTCCTTTAATTCTTTGGGTTTATTTTCAGAGATGCTTCCAATTTTACCTCCTTTCTTTAAACCTTTTCCACAACAACTATTCTTATGTTCTAACAAATTCATAGTAATCACCATTATATAGTAAGACCATATATTTATTTTTTCGTAATATATAATTAATTAATGAATTGATTATATATTTGTAAATACTTTTTTCTAATTATTTTAATTCAATAAAGGGTTTTTCATAGAACCTTCATTCGTTAATGGCGGATGCGTTATCCTAAATTCTTCTTCTTTTTCTTCCGTATTCGTATCTCTAATCACTTTAAAACAACAACAAGCGACTTCTTTACATTTACTTTTGTATGCCATAGAACATAATTTTATTATCATTCCACTTACCGTTGTGATAAACGCCATCCAAAAAATTTCATCTAACATCATATATACTAACATTACATTTTAAACTGTAATGCCTAATATTCTTTTTACTTCTTTATCTACACATTCGTCTAAATATGAATCATCATTCCCCCAAGCATTATAATCATCACCTTCTAATTTTAATACGGAAATGGAAATATTATTATCATTAATATCCTTAATGACTATTCTCAATAGAACAGATGTAAATGGAATTAATTCCTGCACCAAATAACTATAAGATTTGGTTGTGTATGTTAAAACAAGTTCTGCGTCAATCGGAGTATCTGGCATTATATACTATATTAAGATATTTTTTTTTAATTCTTTTTAAATATCTTTTTTAAGCAATTCTTATCATTTGTATATTAGTTTTTGGTCCTGCGTTTATTAATGCGGTTCCAGTAAGAGTTTGTGCCTCCATACTAAATGCTTGATCGCCAGCTGTACTTACAAATGGGAATGAAAAACATATTGTGTTTTCACTTGTTAGTGGGGGATTAAAATCATAAATATATATTGCCACTCCTGTATCAGAACGGAATATTTGTACTCTTATTTTACCACCAGTGGAAGATGCTGTTGTCATCTTCCCAAATATTATATATACACCTCTGGGAAGAGTTGATGTCCCCGCGATTAGAGTTTGAGTTGTAGTTAAAGTTAGTGAGGTATCTAAATCAGCAAATACGGTAAAACCTACCTGTGCAGATGTAAATGTTGGTACTGTTGTTGTATATAATGGCGATATAGTATTCAATCTTACTGTTTCTGCTGTTGTTCCAAGTGTTATTTGGTTCGCTGCGGTGCAAGTAGCAGATGCGCCAATTGCGACAGCATTAGAAAATGTTGATGTAGTTGCTGCATTTCCAATAGCAATTGAACTCGCACCACCATTTACTGATGCCTTACCAATACAAACACTATTTGCACTACCCGCTAACATAGCTCCACCTCTTCCTAAAATTACTGCATCACCAGAACCTACACCAGTTATGCTTGAACCAATCGCGATTGCTCCCAAATTGCCAGCTCCACCACCTGGAATAACAGCATTTATTGCGATAAGACCATTGTTAAGGGTATTAACTGTTCCAACAACTCCTGTATTTGCTCCAAATCCAATTGCGGTAGAAAAAGGTCCGGCAATTGCATTTGAACCTAATACGGTACATTGCGACCCATTACCTTTGGCACTAGTACCTAATACGGTACATTGTGCTGGGTTGGCAAATACCGTAAGTATATTTGCTCCATTACCAATTGATATACAACCATTCATATTTGCGGGGTTTCCTCCAGAGAGATTTCCTATTGCTATATTACCGTCTTGACCTAATATTCCTGTTCCAGCAGATGCACCAGTTCCAATTGCGATAGCATTAGGGTTTGCTGCTCTTGCACCATTTCCAATCGCAATAGCACTTGTTCCTATTCTTGGTGTAGCAGAGAGAGTTGAAGCAGACAAACCAATTGCTATTGAACTATTTGCTCCACTACCAACAGTCGCACTTGTGCCGATCGCAATCGCATCAGTAGCAGTTGTTGTAGCATCACCAACAATCGCACCATTACCTAACGCTATACTACTATTTGATCCAATACCTGTTTTTGCTCCATTTCCAATTGCTATGGCGTTTGTAGCAGTTCGGGTTGTAGTATCTTTTCCAACTGCAATACTTGAAGTTGATCCACTACCAACAGTCGCACTTGTGCCAATCGCAATCGCATCAGTAGCAGTTGTTGTAGCATCACCAACAATCGCACCATTACCTAACGCTATACTA